GCGGCCCGGACAAAGCCAAGGGCTCCGCGTGGACGTACTGCCTCAAATACTACCTTTTTGAGAAGTTCGGCATAGACCAAGGGGACGACGATCCAGACATGGCAGACCATGGCAGCGAGGGAGCACCTCAGAACCAGACGCCACCGCCTCAAAATCGCGGCACAGCGCCTCAGAATGGCGCAGGGGGAAGAAATACCCAGCCGCCTGCACAAAGCGGCCAGAATGGACGCTCAGGAGCCCAGAAGGCACTCTCCGACGCTCAACTCTCTCGCATGTATCGCAAGGGCGAGGACGCCGGAGTAACCAAGGAACAGATCGACGAGAGGATCCTCCAGAAATACGGACACCAAGATCCCCACAATATGACACGCGCCCAGTATGACGAAGTTTGCAACTCTCTGGACGCCACAGCAAGACAAGGAGGCGTAAACAATGCTTAACCACGTTGAACTTCTGGGCCGTCTGGCTCAGGAGCCGGAAATCAGATACACACAAGGAGGCACACCCGTGGCGAGCTTCGATCTCGCTGTGCAGGTGCCGAGCAAAGACAGAAACACCCCGCCCGACTACATACCGATCGTGTGCTGGCGTGAGCGTGCCGAGTTTGTAGGCCGCTACCTCACCAAAGGCCGCCAAGTCGTAGTCGAAGGCAGGATCTCAACCCGCAAATACACCGGGAACGACAACAAGACACACAAAGTAGTGGAGATCACAGCCTCCAACATTTACTTCGCAGACAGTAACGGAGGTGCAGGAAATGGCAACAGCAACGCTGGCGACGGCTTTATGGATATACCAGAAGGCGGCGATCTCCCGTTTAACTAATGCGCCCGGAGAGCAACCGACGGACGACCGCCGGACGTTCTGCGGACAGACCGCAAAACACCCACAAAAAGACCATGAAAGGAGGTGCGCACCGTGGCATGGATCCAAGTGCACCAACAACTGAAAGACCACCGCAAGCTGCTGGCTGCTGCTGACGAGCTGGAGATCGAACCGGCCCACATGCTCGGCCTGCTGATCTCCTTCTGGCTCTGGGCTCTGGACAACACACCCAGCGGCTCATTGGAAGGCATAAGCAACCGCATGATCGCGAGGGCTGCACAATGGGACGGAAACCCGGACGAGCTCGTGGAAGTTTTGAAAAACTCCGGCCTTCTGGACGAGGAAACAGCTGGAAAGTTGGAGATCCACGACTGGTACGAGTACACCGGGAAGCTGATCGACCAGCGAGAGGCTGAGAAAAACCGCTCCAGACGCCGCCGCGCCGCTGCTGCCGCTGCTCCACCGCCGGAACCTCAAACGACCGCCGGACAGACCGAGGACGCACCGCAAGGCAACCAGAAAAAAACCGCAGGCAGAGTAAACCAGAGTAGACCAGACCAGAGTAAAGCAGACCAGAGTAAACCAGATCAGGGTGATCACCCCCCTAACCCCCAGACGGAGGCAAAGGCTGACACCCAGACGCGACGCTTCGCAGAGTTCTGGAAGGCATACCCGAAGAAAGTCGGCAAGAAAGCAGCCGAGAAGTCGTGGCAGAAACTCAAACCCGACGCGGAACTGTTCGAGCGTATCATGCAAGCGGTAACAGCTGCTAAAGGCTCAGATCAGTGGAACCGTGAAAACGGCCGCTTTATTCCTAACCCGTCCACATGGATCAACCAAGGACGCTGGGACGACGAGCTACCGGCTGCGGGCAGTTTTCAACAGCAGCCACATGGAAACTGTGGAAAACCTGACACTATGGGCGTGCTCGCGGGGATAATCGCAGACGAGGAAGGAGGCGGCTATTTTGACTAAAGCAGACGCGGCCCGACTGGTGGCGATCGTAGTCACCGCCTACCCAAATTATGACAAATTCAGAGACGCCGAAGCTGTCAAGGCGACGGTGAGTCTCTGGGCTATGATGTTTGCAAACGACGAGGGCGGCCTCGTCGGGCTGGCAGTACAAAAGCACATAGCGACAAGCAAATGGCCGCCAAGTGTGGCAGAGATACGGGAGCTCATGTTGGAGCTAAAAAGCCCCGATCTCATTCCACCGGACAAGGCATGGCTCGCAGTCAGCGACCTGCTCTACTCCAAAGGGGAATACAACCACGGAAACCTCCAGAACCAGCTCCCGCCTCTGGTGGCGAGGGCTGTCGAGTCAATCGGCTGGGGCAACCTCTACGAAATGCACCGGAGCTACTGCCGAGGCGGCAGGCCGGGTATGGATCGCGTGGCGTTCATGCAGCAATATGAGCCCATGTATGAGAGAGAAAAGGCCAGAGCCATGACGCCGGAGGACATAACCGCGAAGATCGACGCGGCAGCCGGTAGCCTACCAGACCAAGGCCGGTACCTACTGGAAGCCCTCGAAAGCGACCGACGCGAAAAAGAGGCGTTTTATAACGACATATATACCCGACAACTCAGGGCGCTGGAGGCTGCACCACGGCCACAGCTACCAGAAGGAGAACCACCTGACGAGTGAGCACCGACAAGAAGCTCGTCGCTTCCTGCTCGTTCGGGAAGGATAGCCTCGCGGCAATTATAACCGCCGAAGAACACGGCTACCACATAGACGAGGCGATATACTGCCGGATCATGTTTGACGACAAGATCAGCGCAGAACTCCCGGAGCATGAAGAGTTTATACACACGAAGGCGATCCCACTGCTCGAAAGCCGGTACGGAATAAAAACCACCATAGTGCAAGCGACTGAGACATATTGCAGCCGGTTTTTCTCGGTATTTCAAGAGCGAAGCAAGAAATGCGGGCAGATATACGGCTTTCCTATGCGCCAAGGCGCATGGTGCAACTCACACCTGAAAGTGAGGCCGATCACAAAATGGCAACAGCTCGCCGGAGAATATACCGCCGTCGTAGGTATTGCGGCAGACGAAGAAAAGCGCATACACCGCAAAACCGAAAAAGACAAATTTCTCCCGCTCGTACAGTACGGGATCACCGAAAGCGAAGCCTTCCGAATTTGCTCGCGGGGGGGTGCCTCTCGCCAGCATATAACAACGGACGCACCCGGCTGGGCTGCTGGTTTTGCCATAACCAGCGCGTCAGCGAATTGCGCAGACTCAGAAAAGAACACCCGGAACTATGGGCGCGACTTCTGGAACTGGACGCAGTAAGCCCGGTACGCTTCACACAACGGGCAACAGTTCAACAATTTGACGAGCGCTTCGCAACCGAGGACGCTCAACTCTCAATTTTTGATTTTATAGACAAGGAGGTACACGACTAATGCAGATCATAACCGGTGACGCACTGGAAACGCTGCGCCAGCTGCCAGACTGCTGCTGCAGCACATGCGTGACCTCGCCGCCCTACTACGGGCTGAGAAACTACGGAGAAAACGGCCAGATCGGCCTCGAAGAAACGCCGAGCGAGTACATAGACAAGCTCGTGGAGGTATTCAGAGAGGTGCGCAGAGTCCTGAGAGACGACGGCACGCTCTGGCTCAATATCGGCGACAGCTACGCAGGCAGCGGCAAGGGCCGAAATAAAGACGGCAGCTTCAACGAGAAGGCCGAGCACATTCAGAGCACCGGGCAACGCGACAGCCTGATCCGGCGCACTCTCTCGAAGGCTGACAGCTACAAACGCAAAGACCTGATCGGGATCCCGTGGCTGCTTGCCTTCGCCCTCAGAGCTGACGGCTGGTACCTTCGGGCCGACATTATCTGGCAGAAACCAAACGCCATGCCGGAAAGCGCAACCGCCGCAGCGTGTGGACGGTGGCCACAAGACCATACAAAGGCGCACACTTCGCCACCTTCCCGGAAGAACTGGTGAGGCCGTGCGTCCTGGCAGGAAGTAAACCTGGCGACACTGTTCTGGATCCCTTCTCAGGAAGCGGCACCACCGGAGCCGTGGCAATTCAGGAAGGCCGGGACTATATCGGGATAGAGATCAACCCGGTATATAGCAAAATGAGCGAGCAGCGACTCCGCGAAGCTGCTCAGGAAGGAGCAAAACCATGAGAAAGAAACTTGTTTATATATGCTCCCCATGCAGGGGAGAGGTAGAAAAAAACATCATAAAGGCGCAGGGCTACTGCCGCGAGGCTGTCGAGCTTTTCCCGGACGTAATACCGATCGCGCCGCACGTCTATTTTACCCAGTTCCTCAACGAGCTGGAACCGGCCGAACGTGCCGAGGGCATGGAAATGGGGATCGCGCTGCTTGATATGTGCTCAGAGATCTGGGTGTACGGCATGGACAACCCAAGCGAAGGCATGAAGGCCGAGATCGAGTACGCAAAAGAACACGGGATCACAATCCGCGACGCTGCGGACGTTTACAAAGCCACAGAGCTGCCGGACGAAGAACTGGGCGACGCCTTGATCGTCCTCCCTTCTCACGTCGGCAACCTCAACGGAGTGGCCGCCATTGAGTCCACCACCGTGAGGATCTCCGGCGAGGTGATCATGGAACTGGCGCAGGAACTCAGAAAACACCGAGGCCACGACGTAACCGTGGCGGGGGATCAATGAGCTGGGACAGCATACCGGGAAGAAATAGCGAGGGCTACCCGGATCCAACTGCTGCCACTGCCCTTGCAAACGTGCAGCGCAGCCAGAGAGGCCGCCAGAGCAGGATCATGGGCGACCACTTCGAGGGAATAATCGCCGCAAGCCTCCGTTGGTATGAGGACAAAGGCGTGGCCTGCATTGAGAAAACACCGGAGCCTATGAAACCGCTCAGAGCGCCAAACAGACAAGGCCAGTTCCTTGCCTGCTATATCAAAGCCGGGCAGCCTGATTTTAAGGGCACGCTCACCGGTGGCCGCTCGGTAGTATTTGAGGCGAAGCACACCGACAGCGACCGGATCGAGTATAGCCGCCTAACAGACGAGCAAGTCGAGAAGTTGAGCACCCACCACAAGCTCGGCGCTGCCGCCTTCGTGCTGGTGAGCTTCGGCCTGCAAGACTTCTACCGGATCCCGTGGGAAATCTGGCGCGACATGAAGGCCATATACGGCCACAAACACATAAAACAAAAG